ACAACAAGGGAGCAACACTTTCTAGAGCAGATACACCTCCAGACCAGGCCAGACCTGTGGAAGCATCAACAGCTAGATCTAATGCTTGATAAACACTAGACCCAACGTTAACAACATCCATGAGAGTACTGGCTACTTTGGAGGGATCTGAAAGCGCTCCGCCAATCTTTTGGAGCATTGAAACACCAGGTTCACTATTATTAGAAACTGGTCCCAGTTCCTCAACAGTTTGACTAACGGAGGAGATTAATTCTTCAGCTTCACCTTGCGTAATTTGAGCACTCAACGTTTGACCGGTATTAGGCCTGTTTGCGTCAGTTCTCAACTGTAATTCAAGATTTGTGACCAATTCTACTTCAAAAGCAGCATCAGTTGACAAATCATACCCAAAAACCAACAACCAAGGCATCATACTATTTCTAGTAACATCAAGGATCTCTGATTGGACACCCGTAGTAACCGAAGCACTAAGATATCCAGCAAGAACATCAGCGACGATTTCGAAAGAGGCATCACCAGGGTTCGATTCAGGACCACCGCCAAAAACATCAGCCGGAGTTCCACCTCCTGTAATTTGATTAGGACGGAAAGAGGTTCGGCGAAATGCTTGTGACCCATCGAATGGAAAAGAAACAACTTCTATACCATCTATGGCTGGACCGAGTTTGGTGTAGGGCAGTGTTGAGAGATCTTGGAATGTTTGATTGTCAATGTTAAAACCAGGAGGTATAACAGTGGCACCAAGAATTCCAGATGCACTTACAGGAGGACCGGTATAACGGACTCTAATACCTGCAGAAACGACCCTAAAAGAACAGTACTTGGCTTGCAAATTAGCAGTACCTTTCATATTATTCCAATTAGAGGTTCGCAATGCAACATCATTACCAACAAATTGATTTGTCTGATAATAACGGGATAGGTCGGGTGCTTGGAGAACCGAAAATCCTCTACCTGAGGTAAGAGCTACAGATTGTTCCCTAAGAAACTCTTTGTGATGAACACAAACAGATGGAGTAAAACCATCAAGAGAATTAGGGAGACGTACTGCAGCACTCTCCGAAAAAGGATCAAAAATAGAATGAGCATAATCACAAAATATCCCAGCCTTCATTTGAAGATAGGATGGTTCTGTGACATGATGCTTCGGGATTTTTCTCTTAGAGAGAGATTTATTGCCGCTCCTTTTAACAGTACGATTTCTGCCAGCAGGAGAATTGGTAAAACCGCGAAGATAATCATCATACCTTTCTTCTTTTTGTTTTCGATTCAATTTACTGTATTTAACTTTGTGTTTTCCAACGAACTCGTTATAGGTGAGTGGTTTACTTCTTTTTCTTGTATCCATGTTGATCATAAGATATATTGGCGTCTGTTTTAGAGAATTCAGCCAATATATCCCGATTAACATGTCTAGCAAGATAAGAGGTAATCATCGAACGCTCCCTCCAGAATGCTTTTTCGACATCTGAAGAGAGAGCACCATGACTTGACTTTTCCATAAGAAAATCCTCAAGAGCAAGTAAATACTTATATTGAGGAACTCTATCTTTAGCTGGGTGGAGATGTAAATTCTTATAAATTTGCCAATGACCATAAACACGTTGGTCCTGAATTTCAAGATCAAACTTGTGTTTGCGATCTAGCTTGTTTATAAGGCCAAAAGAGGCTTTGTTCACATCTGAACCATAGGAAAACCACCGATCAAAAGATCTAAAGAAGCGGCGTCCTAGGAAGATAAAGTTATCAAATGTAAAATGATCAATTGTGATACCACGTCCTGTAACACGTTTGGCAATCCTTTCAAATTCTGTGAGAAAGTGAAGGTGAACTTCATTATAAGCACAACACAATCCATCGTCACCAAAACTAATAAAACGAATCTCTTCGAGAAACTCCAAGAAATTTCGATTAACATCAGAATCTGGAAACTCTTTCAAGTATTCCTTATATATAACGTACAACCTCAACACTTGTTCAAAGTTATTGTCAGGGGTCGTGTTATTATGACCCGAAGGGTTACCATCGGCCACATAGTAGATCGTACCATCAGGGAGGATACAAACCCGATTGCATATGTGTGAATAATAGTAAATAATAGCCCGAAACCGAACGGGATCCCGGTTAATACTATAATCCCAAAGAGCACGAAGCTCAGCGATACATTCGAAATGTTCTCGAATTACTCCTTTATCAAACTTCTCCCAATCAATGCCTAAGACTTTAATTGGTCGAACAGTGTCACCTTTAGTAAGGCGTTTGATAAATCGATCAGTTTCCAATTCTGGAGACCAACCAGGAGCAAAAGGTAAAACACCCCAATTATCTTGCATGAGTTTATTCTGTCGGAGGAACAAAGAAGTTCCACAGAAATAAAGCCAATACTGAGGGAATTGGTATAACCTAGGATCTTTAGTTTCATCTCGAACCTCACATTTCTGTGAAACTTTCCAAATAGAAAGTTTATGAAATAGATAGAACAGTGGATGTTCAATGTAGTCTCTAAATTCCTCATAATTGTAAATAAAAACATCACCCTTATTGAGGACTTCATTGAAACCACCATCACCGTTCCTATTCATAGCAGATAAAACTTCCTCTTCAGTCACCATTCCAGGTTTATAACGGAATGGAGACATCATCATCAGCATATTCGAAACTATTCCTTCACGATATTCTTTATGCAGGGCAAACCTCTCCACAAATTTCGTATTATCGAACTTGTGCATCTCCTTCTTCAAACTTTTAAAATTTCCAACATCTGAGATTCTAAAACCACCATCAACGTACTGATCAAATAAATTTTTGAGAGAACTATCTTCAACGTATTTATTCTTCTGGGGGTTACGATAATGACGATTGAATCCAATCTGTTGAAAAGTCAGGGCTGGATCATAGTGAGCATAGAGAACTATGTCATCATCTATGATCGATGAGCCCTCCCCAAAGGGAGGGCTAATTAGTTTAAAGGATGAGAAGCAACAGCCTTCTCCAAGGTGTCTTTAAACACCTTGGAGAAGATCGGGACGGCACCATTATAGACACCAGTCCCACTGTTGTCGTTATATACTTGTTTGTGGATACCAATAACAAGATGGTTGTTATCTGGGTCGACAAGCGGAACACCACAAGAACCAGCTCCAAGTTTAGTTGGAGAGGTATGTCTAATGGTGTTTGTGCCATCATAACCAAGACTGGATGCTAAGTTCCTTCCCAAACCTGGGTCTGCATAGATCACTCTGTTTGCTCTGTGGTCAGAGGGAGCAACCTTGAGCTTTTTGACTCCAGGAGGGAATGAAGACTTTCCGGGTTTATAAACCGCACAATCAAAATCTTCAAGGAGGATCACTCTCTCCCTGTCAATTTTCATATGGTTTTTCGGTCTGACACCCGAAGGGAGATCAAGCTCAACCAAGAAATAATCACATGGTTGTTGAAAAATGTGTGCTACAGTATATGCAGTCTCTTCGATCCGAGTGAAATGACAGACAATTTTGCCATTTTCATCGACGACCTTACCAACTCCTTTTCGAATTGAGTCAGGAACTGCAGTCTGCAAGTCACCTTCTTTCTTGATCTCCAGGGGTCTAAGAACTTCTTTATATTCTCCCAATTTCTTGAGGAGAACACCACCAACAGGGACTACTGTCAAGAAATCTTCAAGATGGGAAAGTAAATTCAACCGACTCAAAACATTCATCTTAGAGATGTCAGTCTTAAGATCTTTTAGCTGAATCTTTCCTCTCAAAAATTCCTGAACTCTAGATGGAAAAACGTCAAGGTTCCTCGAAGATTCAGGGACTGTATCAAAACTTTCATAAAAAGTTGGGACACGGTGTGTATCTCGACCTCGGTGACCTGATCCGCCTTTCTTAGGTTTAGTAGCACTGAACCCAGTTCCAGCATCACGGTTGTCTTTCTTTCTCTGGCTTTTTTCAAGAGCATCAAGTCTCTGTTTCGCGGCGGCGCGTCCAGCATTGTTAAGCTGTTTGTACCACATATCCATGTGTTCCTCACTGTGAAAGTTGGGTCTGTATACAATGGCAACGAGATCATGTTGAACATTGTAAACAGGGATCCATCTTTCTGCATCATTACCATCCAAAGCAGCCTGAATTTGGTCAGGAGTGCTAGAGGCAATAACACGATATTTCGAGTTAGACAGCTTTTCTATAATAGCCTTCCGGTCGTTAATCAAACCACCGGGTAAACGTTTGAGATCTGTTAAGATCTCAGCCCTCGACTCTGGGCTAGTGTCCAATTTGTCATTGAACATATCATCTGGAACTTCAGGAGCACTTGCAACGAAAGGACCTGTCAATTCTGGATCAGGGACTAAATCGTCCTTTTTCACATAATTGGAGAAGTCTTCGTAAACTGTCTTTTCATGAGGGACATCAGTCGCCGATGAAGGGGCAGGTTCACCAATGTACTTCGGTCGATTTGCGACCCTGTTATGAACATCATAAGCAGGGAGAAAATCTTTTTCTTTACCTTTCATGTAATCACTCTGAAATTTTAGAGCAATAGGAGGTGCTCTATCAACCCAATCTCCACCAAGGTCAGACGGTGGTGGTATTTGGTTTCCAGATCTTTTTTGTTTAGGACTCTTAAGGAGATCCGAGGGCCTATCATTATCCCGATAATCCTTGAACTCATCATCCCTATTTCTCTGAGGTACCGGAAGAACTCTGTGAATCGGTGAGAAAAACAAAACTCCTCCAACAGCGAACAAATAAGGAAGAAAATCTACCAAATGTTGGTGTTGTGCCAAATTTGGAAAATGTTCTCTAATGATTTTCTTGCATCTCTGCACATTAAATGTCCAATGATTAACGACTTCTAAACCAACGAAAACTCCAGAGGCAACTAAAACAAGAACCCAAAGGAGAGAGGTTGTCACTTTTCCGAAAAATCGGAGAGCTTCAACCTTAGAAGCAGGAAATAAGAAAGTCAATCCTTCTTTCCTGACAGCATAACAATCCTCCTTGCTTTCGGGAATCCTAACAAGAGGAGCTCTTTCCAGCTCCTTAACTAATCCTTTCCAATCAGAGAGATTTTCTTTCCAATTAGCTCGGACAGCTCGGACAACCGAAACAAAGCCCATACCTGCAAAGAGAGCTTTAATGAAATTAGAATCCATAGCTATCTTATACACTTTCAATGGGTGTTGAACTGTGTACAAAATACCTAAGGCCGAACTAGTCACCATCATAGGTAAAAGGTAAATAGTTATCGGAATTATTCCTGCTCCGACTCCAACAAGGGGGATCATAAAACACATCGCTCCGATGAAGGGTATGGTTTTAAAACGTCCCAAAACTTTGAGGAAGGCATCATCACCAACGGTGTTTGATACTCTTTCTTCTAAATTTTGAAATCCAATTTGATCAATACCTTCCATCGTTTTGACTTTTGCAAGCGCCAATCTGACATTGTCTTGAACTTCTGATCCTGCAAGGCCACTCAACTTTTTCCAATTTTTGAAACCGAAAAGTGTTCCCACAAGGCCAAAGAAAACGAAACCGAGTCTAACTTGATTCTTCACCAACCACCAAAGCAAACTAAGGATAAGATTGATAATAATCATACCTTTGTCACTCTCATACTTGTTCGCAGTTTGATATTTGGTGACTTCTTAGTCTGACTTTTCGAATTTCAAAACGTCACCACCAACATACTCGACATCAGTCTATAAATACAATTGAGGTGGACGCCTAGTAAGCCTATCCTCCTGATTGTCTTATACGTATTTTCTTTGTCG